CGAGTTGATTGAAATTAAATCTAAACGTGATAAGAATAAATTTGAAGTTAATATGGCTGCTGCAACTGATACTTTTACTTGTCGCAAATGTAAAAAAAACCAATGTACTTACTACCAAATGCAAACAAGGTCAGCAGATGAGCCGATGACAACATTTGTGACGTGTATTCCTTGTGGTAACCGTTGGAAGTGTTAAATTAAGTATATTTTTAAAATATATAAAACGATAATTAAAGCAAAAATATATAAATATTTTTTCACATTAACACTATATCTATTAAACATCATTTCTTCTGGTTCAGCAAGTACTAATGCATCAACATTTTCTTTATCATGTTCATAAATATAATGTCTTAAAATATCGTCTGGAAATTCAGGAGCAACTTTTCTTATAAAAACATGATATTGATTTCTCTCTAGCTCATTATCTATAAACTTAATATCGTCCATATCAGCATCTTTGAATACATGAGGACTTGTTGTACTACTTCGTCTATTCCAATCTGCAATATGCGTTGAAACACATTTGATATGTGATTTTTTAGATTTTTCTTCTAATTCTTTATAATACTTAAATACGACAGCAAAAAATGTTTCATTTGCTAATCCTCCGCTACATATGGTTTCAGTAATTGATTTTTGAGTATTAACAAAATGCATTACTTGTTGCACATTTTCTTTTGTAAGTATAAACCAAGGGTCATTTGCTAACCATAATTCCTTTGGTAATTTGGCTAAATTACCCCTCTGATGATAATAAGGGTTCCACCAAGCAGACTTCCATGAAAATAAACTATAGTTATGTTCTTTATAAAATAAATATCTGAATTTCTTAGGTGAAATAATAGGACAACATGAATCTGTTAACATACAAAACCATTTATTTTGACTGTCATGACTAAGTGCAAATTTTAAAATAGAGATGTATGCTGGCATTACATGAAAATACGTTGTTTCATGAATAAAATTAGGCGGTAATGTATGTTCCATAATCCATTTAGATTTAATTTTTCTGAAATCTTTATAATAAAAATAAACATTAATAATATCCTTATTAAGTTCAATCCATTCCCTCCAAATTTCTTCCTTATTTAAAATATGTTCATAATTAATAATAAAACATAATGCAATCTTCATTTAATATAAATAAAAGAAATATTTATATTAAAATGAACATAATTTAATTATCTATTCATTTGATTTTTATCATTTAGAATTACATATTCATAGTCTACAGGATTTTCAACATCATTTAAACTGTTAATTGCTGGTTTACTCCTAAACGATATAAACTCAAAAAATGTTTGAAAAAAAGAGTATAAGTTTTGAAACCAATACATATCTTTTATATATAAATATTCTTTATATTATTTAAATAACCAAGATAATCCAGTAGTTTTCTTTAAATTATTCAAAGGAATTGCATCGTAACATTCATTTAATAATTCATCATATTCTTTGTCTTTATTATCATCAGTAATATTACTTGCAATGCTTTCATCTAATACTGTTGGTATTTTTATTGGAGAGAATGTATTCATTGATGTGCTAGCTGATATGCAATCAATTTTCGAAATATTTATAGATAGCCTATGCTCGTCTGAATTTTTAATTATTTTAATATCTTCTAATAAACTAATAATTTTTTCCTGATTTTCAAGCAATAATGACATCTGTTTATTGAGTATTAAAATTTCAGATTTTAAATTACAGTGTTCAATTAAATTTCTCTTGCGATTAATATCAATATGATATTTCAAGACATTTTCATTGCCTTGTATATCTCCTTTTATATTACTAATTTCGTGTCTAGTTAACATATTTATGGAAATAGATGTAACTCCAATAATGGTTGTAATTATTAAAAACGAATTAACATAAAGTTGAAATTTTCCAAATTTTTCAAATACTTCCGTTTTTTTAAATGCATTTATTATAGTTTCTGATATTTTATCTGCTACGTTAATGTCAGACATTATGAATATTTGTGATTATTTTTTTAATATGTTATTTATAATTATTTTTCTAAAAAATTGAAACATATGTATTGTATTTTGTAAAGCATATACGAATATGAAAACAAAGGTTTTATTTGTAAAAGAATTAAATAGAGAAATTACCTTTTATATAGGAGAGAATAAAAATGAAAATTTTGATGTTATTGACTTAGGAAAACCAGATGATTTATGGTTTCATGTTAATAATATGTCGTCATGTCACGTAGTTGCAATTTTGCCAGAAGATATAGAAAAAAAGGATTTAAGATATATAATTAAGATTGGAGCTATTTTATGCAAAACTAATACAAAGAAATTAAAATCATTAAACAATATTGAAATTATTTATGCTCAAATAAAACATGTTGTAAAAACACTTATTCCAGGATATGTTGAAATTTTAAGTGGAAAAACAATTATAATTTAATAAATTTTATCAATATAATATAATGTCAACAAGACAATCGGCAAGAATTAGGGGAATAGAACCAGAATTTAGTGGTATAAGTAATTCAACAGTTGGACGAAGACAAGGGCAAGAGACATCAGAATCAACTACGACTGTTAAAGCACCTGTAGCGCAAACTAGTGTTTTTTCTTTTGCACGTCCAGAACCACGTTTAGTTGCATCAGATCCAGTGAGGGGTTCAGAAAAAGTAGCTGTTATACCACCTCAAGCAGTAACAGATGAAGAAGAGGTAATTCCATTAACAACAGATGATATTATGCGTATTTTATCAAGAGAAATGCCAATGGATAGAGCATCAATTATAGCAACATTTGCTAGTAAATCTAATATAACAAATCAACGTGTGCCTTCTATTTATTCTAGTTATTTTTTTAGAAAAGATATTTTGAAAGAGTTTCAATCAAGACTTGAAACAAAAATTCCATCTAGTGCAAGAGCATCATCTCCATTATCTGCTTATAGTTTATACAATAAAGATGATTTATTAAATAATACTTTTTATAGACCAGATAGACTTGGAACAAGATTTACAGAAAAATCAAGCGGTTATACAACCGAATCAGTAGAAAATATGCAAAAAATTATTACACTATTAGCAAATCCTCCAACTAAAAGGGAACCAAATCGTGTCTGTGTTGGTATTGGAAGAGGTTATGCAAAAAAAGCGGTTGAGCATGCAATAGACTTAGTAAGTAATGAAGATAAATTTGATATATTAGTAGTATCAACAAGAAAACTTGAAGATTTATCTCTACCACTAGAAGAGAGAATAACAGATATTGTTGCTTTTATTATTGTAGAGTTAGGAGAATGTGAGAAATATCCTGGTTCATACTCGATTAACTTAATATGCACAAATACAAAAAGAGCTATACCTGGAACAGGAGGACTTCTTATGGGTGCATTTTTATATACAATATTATCACATCCACCAAATCCAAATCCAGCAGAGCCAATTACATTTCCAGATGGAAATAGTTTTTTACAAGTGTCAAGTAAGAGATTAGTTAAAGATAATAGTGTTATTGAAAAAGCATTTTTTTCAACACCTGAACCATTAATTCCAGTTCAACAAGTAGCTGTATTAGAGTTGGCATCAGCTTATACCAATCCAGGTGGATTATGTATGTATGAAAAATTTGGTTTTACATATGATCCAACAATGTTTTCAAATCCAACAGCTAATCCTCCTATTGACTGTTTTGCTGATAGGAATAATTTACCTATGTTAATAGATTTTGATACAAAACAAGGATATGCGGGTTCATCACAAGAAGAAAAAAAAGAAAAAATATTGAATATTACTGCTGGATTAAATAGCGGTTTTCCAAAATCGAAAATATGTTCAATAAGAGAACCTAATAGACAAAAATTATTGGGTTATCTAAAGACTATAAAGCTTTATGTAGAGAACGAACCAGACGCAACATTAGACGATTATTTACCAACAAGCGACGAAGGTGCGTTTTTGTATCAACTTAAAATGATACATGCTCCACAACTACCTTCAAATGTATCAAGAAGAAATGCTCCAACACCAACAAGATCAGGCACATTAGATGAATTTGTAAATTATTTGGAAAATACTCCAACACCTCCTGATGCTGATATGGAAGAGAAAATAGCTAAATTAATTCAATTTTTACCAAAAGACAAAAAGACAGGAGGTAGATTATCAAGAAAAAATAAAAAAAAATCTCATAGATATTCTCGTAAAATGAAGTAGTAATGTTAATTTAATAATTCAATGAATTGATATCATTTTCAGCGATATAATGTGCTTCAATTTCTCTCCATTTTTCTAATGTAGATTGACATCTATCTAATAGAAAGCCCAGTTGTTCAAATTTACTTTTTATTAATTTCCACATTGGAATTGAAACATTAGTTATAAAAGAAACTTCATTTATACACATAGATAAATTATCATGAACTTTCATAAAAGATAAACTAGGAAGACCTTCTAATTCTTCTTTTACAGTTTGCTCATAAAATTCAAGAGAAATTCGTTTTGACCATTCAAAACTAATTTCAAAATTTTTAATAGAATTTGATAGATCAGCACAATGCAAGATAGCACTAGTAATAAAATATTGCTCTTCAATTGTAAATGATTCTTTAGTAAAATCAAAAGTAGTTAATCTATTAATACAATCATTATGCTTTGACATATCAGTTCCTAAAATACCCATAATAATAGTTTTTCTAAATTCTCTAAAATCATCTCCTTTAAAAGAGTTAATCAAACCAGCATGTTCTAGTAATTCAAATGTAAGAGTGCAATGATGGTTTTCTAATACACTGCTATCATTATATAATTTGGCATACTTAGTGACTGCATTTATCTCGTAAGAATTTGTGTTACCTGGATGGTCAACATCGTGCGAAAGTGCGGCAATCAGAATCCCAAAAGAAACGATAGGTTTTAATTTATTGATTATTTTAGTTTCTGATAATAATTTATAAGTCATTTGTAAAATATTTACAGCATGTTGGAAATTATGAAAATGATTTCGATTATAATTTTCACAGGTAGCTCCAATAAATTTCGTAAGTTGTTCTTCATTAATTTCCAAAGGTGTACTCATAAAAAATTTCTTGAAAATATAACCCGAAATATTTTTAAGAATAAAACATTCATCAAAAACTATAGCATCAAAATCGAAAGAGTCAACATTTTCTGGAATCTGGATATAAGGTGAAATTAGCTGTAAATTTTTTTTTGAAATAGATGGCGACAGTGTAATCATCTTGCTTATAATATTATTAATATTATCTATTTAAATAATTATTAATAATATTTCAATTTTTTATTTTGTAAAATCATCATCGTTTGCTACATCTAAACAGCAAATTCTAAACAAATTTGATGTAGCTAAATAGGGGTCAATGTTTGCAGCAGGTCTCCTGTCTTCAAAATATCCGCGATTATCTCTAACTACTTGATTAGGAATTCTGACTGATGTATTTCGAGTACCAATTCCCCACGAAAATTTGTCATAACTTGACGTCTCATGGAAACCTGTTAATCTTAAATCATTATTATTACCATAAACTTTAATAAGTTCCTCATGCTTTTCGCTAAGACATTTTATGCAACGATATATTTCTATTATACCTACATCTTCACTTGTGATCCTACCTGAACGTGTTGAATATGTACTAAAATTAATATGACATCCTGAACCATTAATATTCTTATCCGGTTTAGGATGATAGTTTATTCTTACATCATATTTTTCAGCTATTCTTTCTAATAAATATCTTGCTATGATTAAATGGTCACTAGCTTGAATTCCTTCACAAGGCCCAATTTGAAATTCCCATTGTTTTTCAGAGACTTCTGAATTAATTCCTGAAATTTGAAGCTCGGCCTCGATACATGCAATCATATGTTCTTCTGCAATTTTTCTTTCTACATTATGATCCGAAATTCCACAATAATGAAAACCTGGAGCTTGGCCTGAAGGTCCACCTGGAATATCCATAAAATATTCCTGTTCTAACCCAAACCATGGTTCAAACTCCTCTCCTTTATTAAATATTTTATTTGCTAAATATCTATGATTTGTTGGAGTCGGATTGCTATTTGAATCATATGTATCACATAAAACAAGATAACAAATTACATTATCCATTTTTCTTATAGGATCTTTTACAATAAGACACGGTTTTAAGATAATTTCAGTATCACTATTACTATCTGCTTGCCAAGTTGAAGAACCATCATAATTCCATTCTGGAATATAACTAATACCAAATGGTAAAAATTTATGAATGACCTTAGTTTTTGACCTGATTTCACCTTTTCCTCCAATCCAAATATATTCAAGCACCGTTCTAGAAATTTCGCGTTTATTCATTTGTAAATATATTAAAAAATATCTTTAATATATTTAAATATATAAGCTATAAGTATATAAATGGTTTATTTACCGAATGAAATAGTGAATAAAATTATTAGTTATGTAAAGAGACCGAAACATGCAAAAATGATGAAATATTTGATAGAAGATTGTTATGAAGAAGATTACGATCCATATACAGCAGAAAATTGGCTAGACAATTATTACTTTCATTACAGTTTTCAAGAATGGTATTATTTATATAGATATCACTTTAAACTTGGAGGAAAAAGGCGTAAATTTTATAAAAAAGAATTTAAATATACACCTGAAATATTATTAATAGGACACGAAAGACTTAAAAGTTAATATTTTCTAAATCTCTTAAATGCCAATATTCAAACGCACCTCCAGGAATTGGTCGCTTAATAATAAATGGAATTTTCTTCTCTCTAAGCTCTAATTCTGCGATAACATAACCATCAATAATATTTTCAGGAACTTTGACAAGCGGTTTTGCTCCGACTTCAATTTGTTTCGCTCTTTGACCCAAAACTCTTGCCTTCTCGTATTTACTTAAGAATGGCAATGTTCTGTGTAACGGGTCTATAATAATATTATCTTCATTTCTAACAACCTTTGCTAGCTTTTCTATTTCATCACTGTTATGATTTAAGCATTCTGGATGAAATTCATAAATATAATTTTTATTAACTTCGTTGTCAAATTTCTGCAAATAATTTTCTTCATATTCATCCTCATCGTCTTCTTCGTCTTCAATAATTAATTGTGTAGTTTTCTTAGGTTTAGTAACTTTTGCTGGAGAAGCTTTTTCTACAACTTCGCCGTCTTCACCAATTTCTATATCACTATCATCAGGTTCTTCGTCCGCAACAGTTTCTTCTTCCTCTTCATCATCCTTTACATCTTCAATATCAGAAGAAGGATCATCTTCAACACCTCCAATCTGTTCATCGTCTTCCTCCTCTTCTTCACCATCTGCATCATCGGGTTCAGAGTCATCAATTTCCGATTCGTCCTCTTCATAACCACCAAATTGTTTAGCATGATTGAATGCAATTGGCTTGGTACTCTTCTTTGTTAGAACGACATTTTGAACGCTTTCCTCGTCGCTTTCGGAATTAGAATCGTAATAGTCACTTTCGTTATCGCTCATTGTTTACTATATTAACTAAAGATACTTTTAAATTTTTTATTTCAATTTTCTTTTAAATAAAAAAAATAAAATTTTTTATAATAAATTATAGTTAATCT